GAGCTAGAACTATCAACCTGCCTCGTCATGTCATCGATGAGGTAGTATCACAATTTCTTAAGTGGTACTACGCTAACGGTCCTGAATGGGCCGTCTCTCGAATGAAGGACATTAAGGCGGCTGTAGTATACCAGTATGCTACAGGCACAGCCCCAAAGGGTTTGTGGATAAAGTACACCCGAAATGGAAACAAATTAGGGGGTACGTGGGGTTTCTTGGCAGAGCAGATGAGCGTTTCGCGTAAGCGACGCAAAGCTGTCCTCCAGTTACTAACCATATCCAGTTCAGTGATCGCCAAAGAGGTGACACCGAAACAGCGAGAAAAGTTCGTCTCGTCTGCAACCCGAGTGGGTAAGCCAGTTCCTAGTGAGTATAGCGATATGCTTGCTACGGTAGCTCAGAAATACAAAGTGCCATTTCTTGGCCGACCTCGAGACCTGGTTTCATCGCCTAAGCGACGAAAAAGCCATGAGAAGAGAATGCTCGTTGAATTCTACGAGTTCTTCTTTGGTGATCAAGCGTTACAGCTTGTTCATGACTTGCCAAGCGGTGTATGGGATCAATTGATCCTACCAACTCTTGGTCCTCTGTTAGGTACAGGAGGAAGTTCCGAGTATCACGATCGCCTGCCGTTTATTGGTGAAATCCAATACACGCAAGAACACGGACACAAGTGCCGTTTCTTTGCGAGTCCACACCTGTGGATCCAGCAGTGTCTTGATCCTCTGAAAAAGGGTCTTCTGAATTTACTGAAGCAAGTGCCTTGGGATGGGACGCACGATCAGACAGTCGCTGATGAGGCGATCTTGTCTAATCTTGCAGCAGGTCAGACAGTTCACTGTTTCGACCTATCTGATGCTACAAACGTCTTCCCTCTGGAACTTCAAAGTCGTGTCGTTAGATCAGTCCTGAGTAGAACTGATCAGGTGTACATGGACTTGTTCGAGGAAATTGCTAAGTTGCCTTGGAAATTTGAAGGTCAACCTCTACACTTTGCTCGTGGTCAAGCCTTAGGCCTTGGCCCAAGTTTTCCCATGTTCGCCCTAACACATGGACTCCTGCTGTTGGCGCTTAACAAACGTCAGCATGACAATCAATTCTTTGTCATTGGTGATGACGTCGTTATTTTGAACGACGCGTTAGCGGAGGCATATGAAAAGGCTTTGACAGACCTTGATTTGCCCTTCTCACCGCTGAAAACACTCCGGTCCAGCAATATTGCTGAATTCGCCGGTTTCGTGTTTACACCTGATGGAGGAAAATTCCAGACCGTCAAATGGAAAGGCGCCAAGAATGAAAACCTTCTTGATATGATCCGGTTAAACGGTCTTCGTTTCATTAGTACCACGAAACGAGAATTACAACCGTTTTTAAATTGGTACTCAAGACTTCCCGAGCCTCTCGGCCTAGGGTTTAATCCCGAAGGAAGAACCCTTGACGAACGATTAGCCGGCGTCGAATCCTTATTTTGGATCGACGAGAAGGAGCCTCAAGGACAATACGACCTTGACGTATGGAAACGTGTCTCAGACCGTATCGATACCCTTCCAAACCATATTTCTGCGCATATCCAAGCACGTTGGGAACGTGAAGGAAGGCTACGACAACTTCGCTTGGCCGATCAGGCTGCTAAAGTTGAAGCGTCGAAAGTGTTCTCACACCCACTTGCTAAAGAGCTTGTGAGTAATGGTAACCTTGTCGGACGGTTAATTCGACAAGTGGACACCAAGGAAACGGTAAATCTTCCGTTGGCAACACCTGCGAAGTTTGTTTGGAAACAAACTGAAAAACCTAGTAGGTTCCGATCGGTGAAGAAGGCCTTGCTACCCTTCTACCAGCAGTTACAAGAAAAAGATGTTTGAACTACTGTTGAATAGCTTAGCTTTGATGGAACCCG